CGCCTTGTAACATAGGTAAGCTCCGTAAATTGAGTAGACCCTGCTGCAGGCAGAATGCCACCACCGATAGGCATGAAATTCTCCTTAATTTAAAACGGGCGGTACAGCCCCATACAAAAGTCCGTCAACAAGCCCAATCAACGGTTCATGGACAACATAACCATGTTCCTCAAGAAGCATTTTGGCGGCTAACAACCTATCCCCCATTCTTTGTCCTTTTGGCTGACGATGCAACCAAAGTTCCAAATTCTCAATTCTATTGTCTTTTTTGTCTCCATTTTTGTGATGCACATTTTCATCGCCAACCAATTTTCTTCCAAGTTTTTCCTCCATCACTAAGCGATGCTGGAAAACTTTTTTGCCGCCGATGTTTTTGTAAACATACCCGTCAGGAGTAAACTTCCACTCAACAGGAGCCAAATTATTTTTGGCATTTTTTGTTGAGCAAGACAAAGAACAATAATACTTTTCCTGCTTACGACGAGAGCTTCTAGTGAAAGAAAACTCTTTGTCGCAGTGAGCGCATTTAGTTTTAACTAGATGACGCTTTTTTCTTGTTTCGTAACCGCATTGCTTAGAACAATTATGAACTCTATCTTCATGGCTTTTCTTTACGGAAAACTGATTTCCGCAATTTAGACATGATTTATTGATAGAGTTCATATTGATTACAACCCAATAGGTTTAGGGTTGCGTCGCAATTCGTGTAATGCTTTAGCCGCCTCGTTACGCGCACCTTGTACGGGATTCTTCCAGTATTCAGACAGATTGAACTGTTTGATTGCAGAAGGATTGTAGCCAGTAGGCGTAGGTTTGGCGGCTTGTTGCATGTACTGCCAGTATTCGGCAGCAGCTTCGTGGTCAGCAATACCTTTTTCGAGCATTACTTTCTCCACTTGCTCAACCTGTTCATCGCTGTCTACCAAGCCCTTCTCTTTCAGCTTTGCACGACGCTTGTTAAGCTCGTCCATAGCATCGCGCTCACGGAGTTTTGCCTCCATTTGCTCAACACGCTCATTGGCTTTACGCATTGCTTCCTCGGTCTTGTCTTCAATCTCAAGCTCCGGGATGGGCATATCTGGGTTGACTTCCTTCGTCAGCCGCAGCATCTGCTTACGGGTCTTAGGATTTTCAGCAAGTTTACGAGCAAGCAGCGCCAACTCGTCGCGCTGTTCGGTACTCAGGTCTTCTAGTGATGACATAGGTATCCCCTATCAATAAACGTTAAAAAAGCGCATCAGATGACGCGCTTGCCGCCCGGTTTCTCAACCATCATTTTGTTCTTAGCGCCAGCTTTGGCAGCGTTGCTAAGACCACCCATCTGTGAGAAACGAGGTGTGTTTACGATTTGACCGTTCAACTGATTGTTGTCAGTCGGGTTACGGGGTGCGGCTGCGCCGCGAGGCTTAAAAAGTTCCATGATATTTCCTTAAAAATTACATCATGCCGGGAACTGCTGGCGAAGCAGCCATTGCTTTGCCTTCAGGGGTTGCCCCGCCCGCTTGTGGCAGGGATTGTAACATTTGCAAAATTTCTGATTGTTTTAATTCCTCTGAGGAATCTTTGCGCTCACCGACAATGGCTGTCAGGGTTTTGATAGCGTCGAGTGCTTTACGGCCTTCTGCGCTGTCAGCGCCAATAGCAGGAAGGCTGCGCTTAATTAAATCCATCGCCAACCCAAGATTAACCATCGCTCCCTCTTTTGAACCCATTTTTGGCTCTGGGGTGGACATGGGTGCAGCCATTGGAGTCGCGGATTCCTCCATGCCTTCTTCTTCATCTTCCATCTCCATTTCTTCGTTGCCACTCTCGGCTTCTTTGGATTTGGACTTAGCCTGTTTATCCATCAGGCTCATCAGTTCTTCGGAAGATACAGCCATAATAGCCTCGTATAAAAATTTGCAATAGAAATAATCAATACGCTAATGCTTGTCAAGTTAATTATTAGCAATTAACGCATTTTTCTTCCATAGCTACGCTGCGGGGAGCTACGGTCGCCATAAGTTTGCCCTAGACGCTGCACCCGGTACTGAAGGCTAGGCGCACCAGACTCACGCTGCAAGCTTTCAGTGGTCAGGCGCGGCTGGTCAGCGCGGGATGTTGTCTGAATTGCAGTGCTAGTTTCGTTCATGCTGCCTCCTGTTGCGGCGGTTCCTGTTGTGGCGGGGTTTGTTGCGCCATTTGCAACTGTGCCATCTGTGCTTGTTGTTCCTCCATCTTCTTCAGACGTTCTTTCAGCAATTGCTTGCTTGGAGGATCAACCAATTCTATCAACGATTCTCTATCGATAGCGCCAGCTTGGAACAGGCTGAATGCCAGATTGCGCTGGTCTTCAGTAAAGATCGGGCTATTGCTGTGCGCGTCAACTTTGACAATAAAGTCGTTTGTGAACTGCGCTGGCAAGAACGGTGCGCCATCATCATCTTTGAGTTTGATCGGCTGATATTTCTGGATGCACTTTAAGAAAAGTGTTGCCATCTTTTCCAGCGAGTCCTCAATAATCAGGGCGCGTTTCTTAGCTCTGGATGAGCCAAGTCGTGATAAAGACTCGGCGTGTGATTTACTTCTAACTCCGGATTCACCTCGTCCAGCCAACACGGGAGTGATGCCGCTTGCTTCAGCGAACATAGCATCCACTTCTCGGATGACTTCAAAGAGATCGTTTGGAATGTTTGGCGCAAGACGTTCGACCTTTGCATTTGGTATATCGCTAGACAAAAGACCGCCAGCGCGATTAAGTGCAAAGTTCTTTTCATCCAGCAATCCTGTAAAGCCCATCAACGCAGTAGGTGGATCAACCTGCTTAGATAGCAGATCAAGAATCTCTGTCATGCGCTTGTTCCGCAGAGACTGCAAGAACACTAGGCGTTGCACTTCTGACTGACCCCAGAAGTAGTCGTACTGCGGATTCGGGCAGAGTTGAATGAATGGCATCTCGCCATCCAAGAACATCTTGCTGCCCTCTCTGTCATAGATGATTACGTCAGGATCGGCCTTGGTTACACATTGGTAATCTTGCGTATCGTCATTCCAAACCCATAGCTCAATCATCTCCACTGTGTCTTCAGCAACCCGCGCCTTATAGCGGTTCATGCCGGACAAGTCTAGGTTGACTGTACCGAGCATGTTGGGATTGGTCTGCGACATGATGATGCGGTCAATGCCTTCTGGCACGTACTCGCTCTGCGCGTGGAAAGATGAGTTTATGCGCTCAAGAATAGAGTCGCGTTTAGGATGGTTGTAGAGTCGAGCATAAAGCTCGCTCTTGGTAATGTAGTAACGGTGAATCAGTGCTTCTTGTCTGTCTGTGTGCGGTACGTCTTCGCGCAACACGCCAACGTTAGCTGGATCGACCATGTATGGATTAACTGATCCACCCGGCCCAATAATCAATTTGACAAATGTGCTGTTGTAGCAAAGCGCCCACTGCAATGAAGATGTGAAAACCTGATCGCTGTTAGAACGCAGCCATTCGTCATTCATCAAATGCCGCAGAGGATTAACTTTCTTCTGCTCTTGCGGATTGACTGTCGCGCCCAGATCAACGGAAAAACGAGTTGACTCTGCTGAATAGAGAAAACTCGTTAGTTGATCGATGTGCGGATAAATTTTATTGAAGATCGCCGGAGGTTCTTCCGGCGCAGCACCAAAAAGATAGAAGGAACGCAGCGCAGAATAGTCTGCTTGGCGTTCCTCACGCGAAACAGAACATTTCTCTATCAGGTCGAGATAAAACTGCTCTCGGTGTAGGGGGTTGTCTGGGATTCGCATTATTTTTTGATTTGCAGGTTGTCTTGGTCAGCCATATAACTCGCCGGACGGGGTGGTGTCAAGTTCCCAACTTGGTTTGGCATTACGCTAACTTGCTCACCAGCAACAGAACGGAACATATTTCCCTTCAAAAGATTGTCCATAGTGAACTTTCCACCCGCGCCGCCCCAGATTGCAGCGTCACCCGGACGCGCTTCTTGCGGAGGCGGCGGTACATCCTTGGGCGCGGGCTTATTATTGCGCGTGTAGTAGCCAGCTTGGTTATCACCCTCGCGTGTTGACTTGATATTTGTCATGTTGAAGTCGAGTGCAAGCTGTTTTAGCGTCTTATCGTTGTGTTTTGTAGCGTCAGAGGTCAATCCAACGGGCTGCAAGAACACAACATGGACGTTTTCAGTGCATCCTTGGGGGCAAATAGGCTCCCAAGCCTCAAAAAACCCGTGTTTTTCGCACTTATAATCGTTAATAACCGACATAATTACCTCCCCTTAAAATACTCATCTAAACGTGGATTTGAGTAGTCATAACGGTTTTTTGCCCCTATTTTTAGCTTAAAACCGTCATTTCCTAGCTGCAAACCGTATCCTTTGACCATTTTTGGCTTAGATTCCTTGCGCCACTCCAGCCATTTCTGTCCAAACCGGATCATTACGGCTACATCCCCGTTTTTCCAGTGGTTATAGCCCTTGGAAACCCGTCTTTGGACGTTTTCCGTCAATGGTTCGGTCTGATAAAGGAAAACATCGCGCAAATGAAAGAAATTGACCCCGCAAAGCTCGGCAAATAGCTTTATAGGTATGCCGCGCTTCTTGTCTTTCAGGAATCTATTGATAATTTCCTTTAATTGCTGCTTTGGAATTACATCATCCGGGTTGATTTCCATATATGCCTATCTTTTTCAGGTAGTCAGACACATTTCTGCCAACCGCAATCTGTTCTGGCGTTGAATCGTCGTGTTTACGGCTGACATGCTTGGTAATCTTTTGGGCAATCAGCCTTGGCTGCAATTGCTCTGCATACGCAGCGCAAGCAAGGGCGCTCGCCATGACTCGATCATCCTTGTTCCTGCCAGAAGCTAGAATTGCGCCGCCATCACGCACCACAGTCTTCATCTCATCAATTAGTTCCGTTGAGTAAATATTCAACATCCCTCGCTCGAAGTAATCTTTCATGTAGGAAAGCATACGTTCTTTGCTCTGGGCAGTCGTCAGCCAGCCGATAGAGTTCGACAAGCCGCCCATTGTGTCGTTACGCCGCCAGATATAGTTGCTCATCGATCCCAAAACGTTCATCAGACCATGCCCCATCGCGCCGCCTATTGCGGCTGCTTGGCGCTTTAAGTTACGTAGCTCGTTGATAACAGCTTGACCGGGGCCGTTGACTTCCAAGTTCAGGGTGGAGTTTTTGTATGCGCCAGCCAAATGCGCGATTACCCACGCAAACTGGTAGGTGTTCATCTCCGGCGTAGCAAACTCTGCAACTTGCTCCATGCCATCAGCGTAGCAACGGAAGACTTGTATGCAAAAGCGGTCAGCCCAATCAGAACTGCCATAAGCGGGATCAGCGCCAATAACGTAATAAGCCGTATCAATTGGTTCCTCCCATATCTTTAGCGTAGCCAGCCGTTCTGTTGATTTCAGCACTTCCGTGTCTTGGAAGTTTGCGCCCATGCTGTAGCGGTAGAAGTCGCAATCTATTTTCTTCGCCACCTTCATAGCGTCAGTGCAACGGGCATTAGAGAAGAAGCTAGTACCCGTCATAATGAAGGCATAGTCTTCAGTGGGCGGGAACTCCTGATACACC